AATCTCGTTTAGCAAAATAATCATCAATTACATTGTAAACAGAACCATCAACCAATTTGGCTACATTACCATCTTCTACACGAACCAACTCAATAAATCCATCGTCATCACCAAAAGCAAGAGGACGAGATTCTAATGTAAGAGTAATAAGATAGCGGTCTGCACCTGGAGCTTGATAGTTAGATGCACCAACCGCAGGATCCAATAAAGATGTATCGTTTACATAATCTTGAATTGTTTCATTAATGTTTAGACCAATACGGCGTGATGGGGTGCTGTCATATTTGTCAACCACAACAGTTTGTGGATTTACTTGAACAAATACACCATTAGAAATAGTAATACCATCTGAGCGAGTATAATTACCGGAAATATAAAATACACCTTGTGCAATAGAAGCAACAGAAGATGAACCGGTTGAACTAGAACTAATAGCTTGTGCAGTTAAATTTGAAGTGCTATCATAAATGATATCACTATCAGTAAATTGTGTTCCCGATTTATATGAAACAATTAAAGTGGGCGGATCACCAACACCAGATGTACCTGTTGCAGCAACCACGGCAATAACTTTGGCCAATACAGTACCAGTTGCATTTTGAATTAATTTATTGGAAAATTCATTAACATCAATAGCTGCATTATTATATGTTGTTTGTAATTTAATATAATAACAACCAAAATTAGTTGTCACTTGTCCACCAGTTACAGGTGAATTTTGTTTAAAAATGTTATCTGCAAATTTGGTAATTTGGTCTTGCAGAATGGTTTGAGCTTGTGTTAATTCCCGTGCTTGAACTGCGTAACCAGGTTTAAAAAGAATTCTATGATAATTCTTTGCTGGGTCGAAGTCATCATAATAGGGGTCAACATTAAAATTCAGCGGCATTTTATTCCTTTAGTATCCTAATACAAACTTAAACTGTTCTATTCCGTCCGGACTTCTTTGAACGCTTGCACGATTTTCTACATACGACAAATAACCAGAATATAAAACAAAGTCTGGAGTGCTTACATTTAATACGGTTCTTGCGGTTTTTGAAGAACTTCCAAATACTGGTGCATTGATGGTATATGTTCCTGTTGTATTTATCAGCTTAAGGACATTGGATGCTACATCAAATGTTAAAACGGTTGCAGTAAACGATGGATTGGTTTCTGAACCTTGATATACTGTTTCATCTAATACATATGCACCAAAACCTGGAGCAACCACAAAATCTGTGGTGGTTTTATAAATGGCACCATTTGCAGGATATGGTGCGGTACTTAGTGCGGTAGGATTAATTAATAAACCAATTTGTCTATAATCAATATCGGTTGGTAAATTACCAGATTCGTCTGCATTGAACTCTACCGTTACCATTACATGACTACAACCAAATTCTGAAACGGGGTCAAAGGCGTGGCCACCAACAGGAGAGGCAGGAGCAATGAAGGTTGCGCCGGATCCAGCAGAAGAAGTGACCGACACATTTGCATAACTATAATTGGTTCCTGTATTGTTTACGACAATATCGGTAATAATACCATTTTCAACAGTTGCCGTTCCAGTTGCACCACTACCATCTCCAGTTACCTCAATAGTGACCACAGAATTGGCTGGATCATATCCAGAACCACCAGATACCACATTAATTACTTCAATATCACCAAATCCAGCAGAATTTTGAACTGGATTAGGAGTGTTTTGTCCTACAGGAATTGGCATCCAAGATGAATCTAAGAATTTAACCTTACTTCCAACATCAATGGTATACATATACTTCCATTTATAACCATCGGTACCTTTATAGATGTTGTTTGTTCCATAACTTCCTGGCTGAAAGAATGGTTCATCTGTTGCATCTACACCGTTGTTATTCCATAAACATTTAAATACTTGGTCGTATTTGTTACGAACATAGAATCTTTTAACTAATGATCCAGCCGCATTGACTTCAAACATATCAACATCATCTTGATAATAATCATAAACTGTTGCGGTTGTCCAATCAATTCGTTCTGTAACTGGACTAATATTTGAAGATCCTATTAATTTTGCCACAAACATATTTTTGAATATGGTTTTGATTGACTGTTGGTCTTGTGTTGGCGTGGTTGGTTGACCTTCATCTGGCCAAGGAATTACACGGGAAAGAAAACAATACAGTTTACTAATAGCTTGTGGTGGATTTGTGCCTTCAATAAAAGCCACAGGAGCAAAAAATGTCTGCTCTACTTGGCCAACTTTTGCATTATATGTTAGAAGATGTTTATTTGCCATGATTTATTTATTACGCTGTATAGGTAAAAGTTGTTGTCAATGCAGTATTTGAAACATTACTACTCATTTTACTGTTAGAACCTGGATAGAAAGACAAATATTGATAGTAACAAGCAGTTCCAGTTACACCATAAACTGCACGAGCACCAGTTCCATTTCCAACATTAAAGAAATCATTTGCTAAAAAAGCAATAGAACCTGCAGTTTTTAAAGCAATTCCGTGTCCTGTTGTATTAGCATTAGTTAAAATACTTGTTCCTACGGTAATTGTACCGCCATATACTTCAACAGCTGCAGCATTGTTCGCATCAATTTCAGAACCAGTCAATGTTAATGTTGCACCAGAAGAAACAGAAGCAACAGTAATTGAACCAGAAGTTTCAATATCAGTCATGGTTACTGTACCGGTTGCAGCTTCAACACAATACACATCATTTGTGCTAGAATGTGTTAAATGTGCAGTATTTAAATGCGTAGTTGAACTACTACTTCCGTTTGCTTTTACGCAAGCACCAGAACCCGATGCATCAATCCACAAATCTCTCATAAACAATCGTTGTGGATTGGACCCGTAAACTAATACACCGTAACCATTATTTGGTGCAACAATTCTAATATTAGAAATTGAAAAATGATTACTTGTAATATCAGCAGCCAAACCATTTACATTAATTTGACCAGTAACAACTGGAGCTGCATGAGTTCCACTTCCTAAAGATGTTAACCAAATTCCACCTTTATTGAAATTAACATTTTCTGTAATGTTGCCAGTCAATACAAGAGTTGCAGGATTACTGTCAGTATGTCCTGCGGCAACTGCGGCCGTATTTGCAGCTGAAATAGTTTTATATGGATAAAGAATAGAACCATTAGCACTATAATTGTCTGTTCTGTTTGGATCAATCCAATAGATAGATGTTCTTTGTAATCCACCAAAAATATTATTAGCTAAAGTTTTAACGGTAAATTGACTGGTAGTATCAGAAGGAATATCCACACCAATTAATATGGTGTTGGCTGTATTTGCGTTTAATGAACTTAATGATGGAAGTTCTGTAATTTTTACTGTTGACATTTTTTATCCTATTAAAATGATGGCGCCAGATTGTGCAAGCAGCGTTTCATTGTTTTGTGTTACTATTTCTGAATTGTATTGTAACCCTACGGTACCGTAAATAATCACATTATTTGCTAATACAGTTCTTTGTACCGACATTAAAGAATTTACAGTATTTGCAAGAACTTCAGTTAATGTAATTGTTCCGTTTACATAATCAACACTATCTACCGTTTTTTCTGTATTATTTGCAACAAGAATCTTATCTCCTGCATATACAATATCTTTTAATGGATATGCAGTATTACTATAAGTACCGTTATTAACAATATTATAGGATCCTGTTAGAGATGTTATATTTATGACATCACCACCAGAGTTGGCAGTTACATAAGCAACATTGGCATAAGTCAACCAAACATTATCTGTTAAAACAACTTTATTTGGAAGTATGATACCAGAAACATCTGAGTGAATTTCAAATCCATTATTTAAAGTTAATAATATGTTACTATTTGAGAAAATAAAACTTTCCAAATTTGCACCATGCAAGTTGCTAAAATTCATAATGTTATTACTTTGATTTGTCCAATTACTATTCATAGTTACATATGAATCATCATGGCCAGTGTAGTAACTTAATGGGTAACCTTCTTCTAAAGCACTAGTTGCAGTAAAATTCAAATCTGCATTGGACTTCATAGCATAACGACCAATAACTTTCATGCCAGAAGGATGCAACAAGTTCATTAATGTTTCTCTATAACTTGCAATTTCTTTTTCTAGTGTGATTTCATAAGTATAATTATTGTAGATTTCATTTTGTAATACATCAAAAGAACTTGGTTGACCCGTTGTATCTAAGTATTGTCCTTGACTTACAACAAGACCATTTAAGAATGTTGCGGATGCCTGTGCGGTACCATCACCATAAGTAATCAAACCAGTAGAATCAAATCGTGTTGCAGTATTGATTGAACTATATTGATTGGTCATTTGAACAGAAATGTTCTTTGAATCTATCTTTAAAGGTAAACTATAATTTGGTATTGCATTATAATTGTAAACACGCAATCTCCAAAGTGATAAAGTTGGATCTCCATTTGGTACCAATACTTCAGTAGAATCAACTACTGCTTTATAACTTGAATTAGCTAAACTTGTTCCTTGATAAATGATATCACCAGAATTCGGTGGATTTGAAATGGCCACATTTGAAACCACCATGTCTTGCACTTTTAGTGAAACATTCGGAGTAGAAACATAATCTTCACCAGCATCAATAATATTAATAGTTGTAATCGAACCAACACGGTCTACAATAGACGAAAATACTGCACCATCACCAAGAATACCTGGAACAGTCAACACAGCATTAACTCCAGAAGAAACAATATTTGTGCTTGGTAATGCATCTGCACGATATCCTAATCCACCTAATGGATATTTTAAAACACCAGCAAGTTGAGTGTATTGAACTTCTAAAATTGATCCGTTATTACTTGAAACTTTAGAAATTTTAGCATTAGCACCATAACCAGAACCACCATTTAATTGAATAATTTGATTGTTACTAT